TCTGCTCTGTCTACTGACAGCCACCGCTAACGCCCAAGTCACGGGCGATCTAAACACCAACTCCGGCAACACCAACTCGACCATCGGCTCCAACAACAACGACAGCACCACCAACTACAATGGTGCCGGGTCTGCTCCATTCAGCACGCCAGTGCCGACAGCCGCAGCGCCGACAGTCATGGGCGGCGGTGGCAACGATAGCTGTCTGATCCCCAAGCAACAGGCTTTCCAGATCAGCATCTTCGGTCGAGCCGAGGGGAGCATGGAGCAAGACGCCGAGTGCAACCGCCGCAAAGATGCCCGCCTCTTGGGCACACCGCAAGAAGCTGGCGGGCTGGGCCTGCAAGTCAGCGGCATTTCGGTCATGTGCGACAACGCCCAAATCTACAAAGCTATGGCGCTGGCCAGCACACCATGCCCGATCTACAGCATTGAAACGGGCAAGCTTCTGGTGGGCCGCGAGGGCTATCTGGCCATGCGTGACAATCCCCATGTTTATGTGGTAGGCTACGCGCAAGATCAGTCCTTTTGGGACACATTCCTGATGATCGGAGAGGAACTGCCCGATGTCCTACCTGAAACAAGCAGCGGCCCTACTCTGTCTGAGCGTTTCCGCCGCTCACGCCGATCCGACGATAACCAATCTACAGGGGGCAGCGCAGACAATCCTTAACCAACTGTCAGCGGCCCAGAGCCTGACGGCTGGTGCCACCTATTACGCGGCTGATGGCAGCATCATCGCCCCCGGCGTCATGCAGGACGCCACCGTCACGGAGCAAATGCGTCTTGACTACAACTCCGACATTCAGGGGGTGATCGACGCGACGTACTACAACGCCGAAATCCTGTTTCAGGATCGGCACGAAGCAGCAATGGCAAATCTCGATACGGCTGTCGATAACCTCGTTGCCGCGACTGCGGTTTTGATGGAGGTGCAGGCCGTCGCCAACATGGCAGCCAACGCCGACACAGTTCAGGAGCAGATGGCCTTCCAGACGATCCTGAGCAACAACGACATGACGATCAGCGCCGCCGACGTGAGCAGCTACAACAATGCTCTGGGCGCTGTGCAGACCTACGCCCGCGATGCTGGTGCCTTCTTGGCCGCATCGCGCAATGCCAGCATGACCAGCTCAGTGGACAACTACGCGGCCAACACCGGGGCCAGCCTGTATGGCGCGACTGTCGCCTACTCTGCCACGGCTGACATCATCAACGTGAGCATGGGCCAAGTCTACAGCATCGGCCTGCAAGGGTTGCTCGGCGCTGACACAGTGACGCTGTCAGATGTGTATGCGGCGGGCTACGGTTCGTGAGCGAAGAAGCTGAAACCAACGGCCTGCGGATCGCAGGTTTCGACATTAAGGGCTGGTGGCTTGCCGCCGCCCTTCCTGTCTTGTCTGGCTTGAGCGGCACGATCTACGTGGGCTACGATACCGTCAACCGTTTCTGGGCCGTCGAGGAGAGCGTGGATGGTGTCTTGGGCGTTGAGAGCCGGGTGCAAACTCTTGAGCAAGCAATCCAAGACAACGATGTGCGCGGCCTTGCACCGAAGCTGTCGGCAATCTCGACCCAGATGGGTACGATCCTTGAGCAACAGAAAGAGTTGATGGACCTGCGGTCTATGGTTGAGAAGTCGGACAGCGTCAGCAGCGGCCTCGCAGGCAAGCTGGAGAAGTACGACGCCGAGATCGAAGACCTGTGGAAAGCAATGGATGACCTGATAAGGAACCCGATGCAATGAAGACCGAGTACTTTGTCTGGGGCGGCTTTGCCGTCGCTATCGCCGCGATCTTCTACCTGTCTGGTGACGGGTTCTATCGCTATCCCTGCCAAGACCCGATCAACTGGTCTTCGGTCGAATGCACCCCACCCATCTGTCTCCGCACTGGCATGTGCGCGGACGCACTGACAGGAGGCAACTGATGTCTAGCAAGAACGACCCTGACGTGATGGAGGCCAAGCTGCGCTACTTTATCGGCGTGGCTCTGACCGTGATCCTCGGCGGCACCATCTTCGTGATCCTCTACTCGCTGGTCTTCGTGACCCAGCCTCTGGGCGAAAGCTCTGAGAACGACCGCAAGTTCTTTGAACTGCTGACCCCGATTGCCTCGTTTATCGTTGGCGCTCTCGGCGGCGTGATGGCAGCGGGTAATGGCAAGCAGCGCGGTGGCAACGATGAGCCCCCGACACAGGAGTACACAGAATGATGGACTTTGGAGACGCGCTTGCCGCGCTGAAGGACGGAAAGCGTGTTGCTCGTTCCGGCTGGAACGGCAAGGGGCTGTGGCTTGAGTTGCAGAGACCCGACGCGCACAGCAAAATGACACTGCCCTACGTTTATTTGAACTATCCTGCTGATGCCGCCAACACTCCCGGCGCGCGGGTTCCGTGGTTGGCCTCGCAGACAGACATGCTTGGCGAAGATTGGGGGATTGTGGAGTGATCGGGATGAAGCTGGTTGGAATGCTTATTGGCCGCAAGGCTAAGGAGAAGGTGGTGGACGCTGTGCTGGACAAGGTGAACCTGCCTGACCCGGTCGAGAACGCGATCAAGGTCGCAGCCACGGGCAACGTGGGCGATCTGCTCGGCGGCATGGGCAAGGACATGGCGCAGGAAGCTGTGCTTGGCGCGGTCCTGAAGAAGAAGCCGAAGAAATGAAATGGCTGGCCCTACTCCTGCTGACGGCTGCGCCTGCTTATGCTTATGAGATCACCAGAGTGATCGACGGCGACACGGTAGAGATCGCGGTGGACTTCCTGCCGTCGCCCCTGCCGCCCAAGCTGTCGATCAGGGTCATCGGCATCGACACCCCAGAGAAGGCACCTCGCGCTCAATGCGACGCGGAGGCCGCCTTGGCCAAGAAGGCCAGCGCCTTTACAAAAGATGCGGTCGCCAATGCACTTGAGGTCGATGTCAAAATCCTGAAGTGGGACAAGTACGGTGGCCGTGTGCTGGGCGAGGTCTACCTAGACCATCAGAGCCTAGCCCAAAGCCTGATCTCGGCGGGCCTAGCCCGTCCATACAAAGGTGATGCCAAGCAGTCTTGGTGCGAATAGGAGAATGTGAATGAGCCTGATTACCGTAGACCAACTGCGCGCGATGATCCCCTCCAATAAGGAGGTCGAGGCTTGGTGCGATGAACTCAATAAGGCCCTGCCCAAATACGACATCACGACTGACCAACGCATCGCCGGGTTCATTTCGCAGTGCGCGCATGAGAGCATGGATTTCACCGCCATGTCCGAGAACCTTAACTACCGGGAAGAGACCCTGAACAAGGTCTTTCCGCGCTACTTCGGCCCCGGCAAACGCAGTGCCGCCGAATATGCCAAAAACCCCGAAAAGATCGCCAACTACGTCTACATGGACGAGTTCCGCACCAGCAAGCTTGGCAACACCCAGCCGGGCGATGGCTGGCGGTTCCGTGGCCGTGGGCTGAAGCAGTTGACCGGGCGGGACAACTACACCCGCTTTGCCGAGGATTACGACATGACGGCGGAAGAGGCCGCCGTGTGGGTTGAGACCAAGGAGGGCGCGCTGGCATCGGCCCTGTGGTTCTGGAACACCAACAAGCTAAATGCCGTCGCCGACACGGGCAACGTGGCCGCTCTGACCAAGAAGATCAATGGCGGCGACATCGGCCTTGCAGACCGTCAGGCGCGCTATGCGAAGGCTATGGCGGCACTGGGTGGCAAGATCGACGCTGTCGCACCTGCCGCCGCTTCTGCAACCTCTGGCGGCACTCTGCGCCGTGGCTCCAAGGGTGACGACGTCAAGAAAATGCAGGCCAAGCTGGGCCTTGTGGCTGACGGCGACTTTGGCCCCGGCACCGAGGCTGCCCTGAAGAAGTGGCAGGCGGCCAACGGTCTGACAGCCGACGGCGTGGCTGGCCCTAAGACATTGGCGAAGCTGCTCGCATGATGTAGTATCCGCGCATCAGGAGATTGCCATGCCGCTCATCCCGCTTCAGCTTCCGCCCGGCGTTTACCGCAACGGGACAGAGTATCAGGCCAGCAATCGCTGGTATGATGCCAACCTCGTCCGCTGGATTGAGGGCACCATGCGCCCGGTCGGCGGCTGGCGGACGCGAAACACGGTCGGCACAACTGCGCCACGGGCAGCCTTGGCGTGGTCGGATCTCAGCGGCGACCGTCGGTACGCCGTCGGCTTTCACGACGCCCTCAAGTCTGTGCTGTCATCTGGCGCGGTGACAGATATTACCCCGGCGGACCTTGTCGATGGCACCCTGTCGGCGACCGTAAATATCGGTTACGGTGGTGGCTTCTATGGGAGCGATGATTACGGCGTCACCCGCCGAGACAGCGGCAACTTCAGTGAGGCCACGACATGGGCGTTGGACAACTGGGGCCAGAACCTTGTCGCCTGCTCGACGGCGGACGGTCGCCTTCTTGAGTGGGGTCTGAACGTCGCCAACAACGCGGCGGCAATCTCTAACGCCCCCACCAGCAATCTGTCTCTGGTCGTCACAGCCGAGCGATTTCTGTTTGCCCTTGGGGCTGGCGGCAACCCGCGCAAGGTTCAGTGGTCAGACCGCGAGGACAACACGACGTGGGCACCTCTGGCGACAAATGAGGCTGGAGACATCGAACTGCAGACCAGCGGCCAGATCATGCTGGGCGTCCGCACGCGCGGGCAGACGCTCATCCTAACGGATCAGGACGCCCACACGGCGACGTATCAGGGGCCGCCGTTCGTGTATGGCTTCGAGCGCGTCGGCTCGGCCTGCGGTGTGATTTCTCGCAAGGCTGCGGTGGCCGTTGACGAGGGCGTGTTCTGGATGGGCCAGCGCGGGTTCCACCTTTATGCAGGCGGCGCTGTCGTAGACGTGCCGAGCGATGTGGCGGATTACGTTTTCGGCGACATCAACCCCGCGCAGTCATCCAAGGTCTACGCCGTCAGCAACCAAGCCTTCAACGAGATCTGGTGGTTCTACCCGTCATCGTCGTCTAACGAAAACGACAGGTATGTCGCCCTCAACTATGCAGAAAAGCACTGGTCCGTCGGCTCCATCACCCGCACGGCTGCCGTGGACGCTGGCGTGTTCCGCAACCCGATCTGGCTGGACGCGTCTGGCGTATCGTACGATCACGAAACTGGCTTTGCACACGGAGGGGCGGATGTCTTTGCCGAGAGTGGACCCATCAGCCTCGGCGCTGGCGACAATGTCATGGCGGCCACCATGCTTATCCCCGACGAGAAGACCCAAGGCGACGTGACGGCCACCTTTAAGACGCGCTTCCACCCCAACGACACGCAAAGATCCTACGGCCCGTACAGCATGGCCAACCCGGTCAGCGTGCGCTTCACTGGCAGGCAGATCAATATGCGCGTTGACGGCGCACGCTTGGCCGACTGGCGCGTCGGCATCATGCGGGTGGACGCGCAGCCGGGTGGCCGCAGATGAGTTACGGATCGACACCTCCGCCAGTTACGGCCAACCTGATGGTCTGGGCGCAAAACATTGTGAACTACCTGCAGCGCGTGGCGTCCCGGCTCCAGTTTAAGCCAGCCAGCGCGTCGGCTGCTGATGACGGCGTGATCCTGTGGGATGCGGCTGGCGGCTACCCAGTCGTCTCCAAGGGCGGCGAGTGGCGGCAGATCATTCTGGCGGACGGTCACGCCATCCTCGGGCAGGACGCCGACATCACGGCGGCTGCAGCCAACACGGCCTACAAGATTGCGCTGGACGCATTCCTGCTGGACGGCATTACGCTGACCGGGTCGCCGTTGACCGAGATCACCTTTGCCGAGGGTGGCCTGTACACGCTGGCCTTCACGGCGCAGATTAGCAGTTCGTCGGCCAGCGCGGTGAACTTTCGGTTTTGGCCACGCATCAACGGCACGGACATCTCCAGCAGCACGATGGTCGCCAGCCTGCACAACAACGGCGCAACAATCGTCGTCTCTCGGACAGCAATCTTTAACATTACTGCGGGCGACGTGCTGAATGTGATGTGGGCGACCGACAGCACCAGCGGATACCTGCACGCTCACGCTGCCACGGCTTACGCGCCAGCCGCGCCATCGGTGACGCTGGCAATCTCAAGGATCAACGCTTGAACATCATAGACGCCAACCGAAAGCACATTGAGGCCGCGCTGGAGTACAGCGGCGGCACACACCTGTTCGAAGATGTCAAGGAGGCCATCCTAGATGGCCGCATGCAACTCTGGCCGTACGGCAATAGCTGTGCCGTGACAGAGATCGTGGAGTATGCTAGAAAGAAGGTGATCCACGTTTTTCTTGCTGGTGGGCAGATGGACGAGGTGGTTGGCGGCATCGAAAGCGTGGCCGAGTGGGGCCGACAGCAGGGCTGCCAAAGCATGACAATTTCTGGCCGCAAGGGCTGGGAGCGGATCTTGGACAAGAGCGGGTTTCGCCCCGTCATGGTCGTGATGGAGAAGGAACTGTAATGGGCCGAGGAAGCAAATCAACCGAAGTCAAAATCCCGGAGTGGCTGGAGGACGCCGCCAAGGCTGGCTTGGCCCGCGCCGATACTGTGTCGCGCATCCCATACGCGGCGTATTATGGGCCGTCTGTGGCCGCCATGACGCCAGCGCAGACTGCATCAATGCAGAACACCAACAGCGCGTCGTCGGCTTTCGGCCTTGGCACAGTAGACCCGACGGCTGGCATGCCGGAGGCTACGAACTACAACGGCATGATGGCCTACTCGTCCGGGTCTGGGTATGACGCAGCCTTGGCTGAGTTAAAGCGCCGCCAGCCGGGGACGTACAACGCAATCATGGGTCAGTTCATCAACCCGATGACAGGCGAGATGCCTGCGGGGACAACTTCTGCTGGCGGAGCTGGGGCTTCGGCCTCTACGTCGGCCAACGCGCCGATGAACCAGCAGCGCGGTGGCGGCGGTGGTAACCGCATGTCAGCGCAGGGCGGCAGTGGCGGCACGATGTCTATGGCAACGCCGGGATCGTACATGCCCGGCGGCATTAATACGAACAACCCGGACAGCATGCTAAACCGCATGGCTGCGGCAGTATCGCCATCGCAAGGGGCACCAACACAAGCCAATCGACCAGTCCAACGTCCTGCGGGCGGCGGGTCTGCTGGTATGGGCGGGAGGAAATAACATGGCTGGCGGATCGAACCCACAAAACGTACAGACCCCACAGATGGCTCAGGGAGGCATGAACACAACGCAGGCTGCCCAGCCTGCAGCGCCAGCGACCACGCCAGCAGCAGGCCAGCCCAACATCTACCAGCAGTCGTCAGACGCCTACACGCAAGCACTGCAGGGCACGACTTCCGCAGGGGCTTACCAGCCGCAAAACGTGCAGGCCACTCAAGTCGGCACGCGGTTCGGTTACACGCCGCAAAACGTGCAGGCCGGGACGGCGTCTGGTGGCATCAACACCTACATGAACCCGTACACTCAGCAGGTCATTGACACGTCGATGGCCGACCTTGAGCGTCAGCGTCAAATGCAGCAAAACCAGCTTGGCCAGCAGGCCTCGGCGGCTGGCGCTTTTGGCGGTTCGCGGCAGGGTATCGCCGAAGCCGAGACCAACCGCGCCTTCGCCCAGCAGGGCGGGCAGCTTGCCGCGCAGCTTCGTCAGCAGGGTTTCAACACCGCTCTCGGCGCGTCTCAGCAGGACGTGTCCAATCAAATGCAGGCCGCCTTGGCCAACCAGTCTGCCGGAGCGAATGCCGCACAGTTTGGCCAATCGACCCGGCTGCAGGCGCAAGGCATGAACCAGAGTGCTGGATTGCAGGCCGCTTTGGCCAACCAAGGCGCTGGCTTTCAGGCGGCCAACCTCGGCCTCAACGCGGCTAACCAGCTTGGCAACCTGTCTCAGCAGGGCTTTAACATGGGCCAGAGCATCAGCAACCAGCAGTGGCAGCAGGGTCTGTTCCAGCAGGGCCTTAACCAGCAACTGATTAACGACATCCGCAACCAGTACGGCGGCTTCACAGGGTCTCCGGCGGCTGGCCTTGGAATTTACCAATCCGGTCTCGGATCGGCGAACATGGGGCAGCAAACGCAGACGACAACCGACAATCCGGGGCTGTTCGATTACTTCTCCGCAGCCGCGAGCGCACTCTGCTGGGTGGCCCGCGAGGTCTACGGCCCGGAAGACGACCGCTGGCAGCAATTCCGCGTCTGGCTCGTTGGAGCGGCCCCCGACTGGCTGTTCAATGCCTACGCGAAGCACGGCGAAGCCTTCGCTGGCGTCGTCCGCAAGGTTCCCGTCCTGAAGCGTGCCCTGCGCCCGCTTATGGATCGTGCGCGCCGCGCGGCTGGCTTCGAGGTCTAAATGGTCATGACGCCCGAGCAACTGAAGCGCATGGTTTTCCCCGGCGAGAGCGGCGGGGATTACAACGCGCTCTTTGGCTATGCCAACCGTCCCGGCGGGCAGTTCGAGGGCTTCAACCTGACAGACATGACGGTCGATCAGGCCTTGCAATTCGCCGACCCGTCTGGCCCGTACGGGCAGAGCGTCAAGAGCCAGATCGGGCGCGTGGCTACCCCAATGGGTGCCTATCAAGTTGTGGGCACCACACTGCGGGCCGCCAAGCAGGGCCTCGGCCTGAAGGGCACAGAGCGCATGACGCGCGACTTGCAAGATCAGATCGGCATGTGGATTTATCAGAACCAAGGCCCCGGCGCGTGGGAAGCTTGGGGCAAAAGCGGCGGCGGTAGCGGGTCGCGTAGCAGCGGGAGTGGCACGATGCCGATGGGATTGTTTGACATGCAGGAAGAGCCGCAGACCTTCGGGGAGCGGCTGAAGCGCAGCTTCCAGAGCGGCGAGTTGATGGACCGCCTCGCGTTGGCTGCCAACAGCCTGCGTATGGACCCAGACCCGAACCTCGCGCAAATGATCCAGATCCGTCAGGAGCGTCGTGGCGAAGAGAGAACGGCCAACCGCACGGCCCAGTGGCTCGCATCACAAGGCCGTGATGATCTGGCGCAGGCTCTGATGACTGGCGCGCTGGACGCGAAGACGGCTGTGGCGACGGCTCTGACGCCTGCCGCCGATAACCGCACGGCCATGATCCAGAATTACGAATACTGGCTGTCTCAGGGTAAGACCCCGGAAGAGGCTCAGGCTCTGGCCCGCTCTGGTGCTGGCGGCTCAGTGACCAACGTGAACATGGCCGACGAGAGCCAGACCAACCTCAACAAGGAACTAGCGAAGGCCGAAGGCGCGACCATTGCAACGTACCTCAAGCAGGGTCCGATTGCTGCTGGCTCAATGCAGGATCTCACCCTTCTTGACGAAGTTCTGCAATACGCCCCGCAAGATCCTATCACGGGCCGCTTGGTGGAAATGTTCCCCGGCGTATCTTCGGCTGGCGCGGCGGCACAATCAATCATCAAGCGGGTCGCGCCGACACTGCGCGCGGAAGGCTCTGGCTCTACGTCCGACATTGAATATGCTGGCATGCTTAGCAGCCTGCCCGCGCTTCAAAACTACCCGGAAGCAAACAGTGCCATCGTGGCGATGATGAAGGCAAAGGCCGCCATCGACATTGAGCGCGCTCAGATTGTTAGGGATTACGCAAACTCAGCGCAGACCACCGAGGATGCGAGGGCAATGAGATCTCGACTGTCCGAGATCGAATCTCGCAGCATCATGACGCCAGAGATGCGCCGGGTCATTGATACTCTTTCTGGCGCGCCAGCGGCGGGCGGGCCTGTTACCATCGACGGGACCACGATTGAAAGGCTGGACTAATGGCTGAATTTGTACTGACCACGCCGGATGGGGCGCGCTACAAGGTAACCGCCGAGACAGAACAGCAAGCTTATTCTGCGCTGCAGAAAATGCTTGGCGGCGCGATGCCTGCAGCGGAAGAAAAGCCCGGCATGCTGGAGCGCGCAGGCAACTGGCTGACGGGTGCCAATCGTGATGAGAACATCGGCGGCCCGCTTTCCCTTGAACTGCCCATGACGTCCGGCCAATCTGCTCAGATGACTGCGCTCTTGGCGACAACGATGTCGCCTGACCGCCTCAAGTCGGGCATTCTGAAAATCGAGCCTGACGCCCAGTTCCGCGAAGACAGTCTTGGAAACCTTGTTGCCCTTTGGCCACGCAAAGACGAGCGCGGCAAGGTCACCGGATATCAGCAATTCTATCCGAACCCGGCGGGCCTCGACACATCCGACGTTATGCGGGTGTCTGGCGCGGTGGCTGCTGCCACGCCCGTCGGAAGGGCTGTGCGCGCTGTTGGCCTGCCGACGGCTGGTGCGCTTGGTGGTGCCACCGTTGGTGCGACAGAGGCAGCACTAATTGAAGGCGCTAGTTCGCAGCTTTCTGGCGCGCCATACCAATACTCTGACATCCCCTACGGCGCTCTCGGTGGCGCGGCTGGTGATGTTCTGGCCCGTACGGTGCAGGGCTTGGTCGCGGCTGCTCGCAGCGTCGGCCCGCAGTCCGTGATCGACTCGTCCGGCAATCTCCTGCCCCAATATGCGCGCCTTGTTCGCAGGGCGGGTCTTGACCCAAACCAAGTTTCTGCCGCCGTCGCTGCTGACATCATGAACCTATCCAGAGCCGGAGCGGAGCCATCACAGGCAGCGATTTCAGCAATGTCCCGTGGCCTGCCAACCCCAGTGCCAATGACACAGGGTCAGCTTACTGGCAGCGGTCGTCAGCAACTCTTTGAGGATGTGGTGTCCAAGGGCGCATATGGCGACTTGGCTGCAGCACCCATGACTGCACAGCGTCAGCGCCAGCAGGCCGCACTAACGCAGAACTTGGATCAGATCCTTGAAAGCCTGCGGCCCGGATCGGCCCCGATTGCTAGAGGCGAGGGAGGGGAGTTGGCGCAAACAAGTCTGGCATCCACCCGTGCGGCAGAAAAGGCGAAAGCTGACGTCCTTTATTCGCAGGCACGTGCAACATCTGCCGTTGTTGATCCAGACGCCGCACTTTCAATAGCTGACGCAATGCGTAGCACATATCGCCAAGGTTTTGGCGCAAGGACCGCGCCAACAGTGGCGGCCCTGCTTGATGACTTTGACGCAGTCGCCTCCACTGGCGACATCAAGAGCATGATGCAGTGGAGAGAGCAGGTCTCAAACTTGCGGAAGGGCGCGCCCACTGTTGATGCCGTTGCAGCAGGACAGGTCATCGAACAGTTCGACGCAAAAATCAAAGAAGCCATCGATACTGCGATGCTGTCTGGTGACGCGGACGCGGTCTCAAAGTGGGGCAGCGCGATCAGCAACTACGCCGATTTCGCATCCAAGTGGAAGAGCCAAGGCGGCATCCTTAACATGCTCACCACGCAAGTGGGCCGTGACGGGGAGCGCGTGTTTAAGGTCGCGCCGACGCAAGCCGCAGATGTTGTTTTTAGCGCCACCGCCAGCGGGCTTGCGGCCAAGACTGGCCTGCCGCGTGACCTGATTACGCTGAAGCGCAACCTGCCTGCAAACGAGTGGAACGCCATGCGTCAGGAGGCGTTTATCCGTCTCATGGACACCTCTCGCGGAGCCATGAGAGGCGGCGAGACGCAGGTCTCCGGCGTCAACTTCAAAAAACAGTGGGAAAATCTGCGCGAGAAAAACCCCGGCGTGGTCAACGGTTTGTTCACCAAGGAAGAGCAGAACCTGATCCAGCAGTTCGCGGACGTCTCGGCGCGGGCAACAAACACACTGGCCAATACGTCGAACACGGCGGTAGCGGCGGCTGGCTTGATCCAGAATATTGCGTCAAGCCTCGGCGGCACTGGTGTCGCGCAGTTCCTGCTTCGCGTCCCGGTGGCAAAGGCATTGACGCAAGCTTACGGCGGCTCGCGCGCCGCTATGGCTGCCAGCGGCAGGGTTCCGCCCGGAGCAACTCCGCTGACGACTGGCGCGGCTGGTGCTGGCGCGGCGGCTGCCAACACCGAAGAAGGGCGCGGGCAGATTAATGCAATTCCGTCTGCCGTCGGTGGCATGTACAATAGACTGATGGGCCTCCTCGGCGAGTAAGGGACACAAACATGGCAAAGCGCGAAAAATACGGCCCCGACGTCGAACTGGCGACCGATGACGAGATGGAAATGATCCTCGAAGGCTTCGAGGCTGAAGACGAGCCTGAAGATGACGACGGCACATTCAAGCCTCTAGACGAAGACCAGATCGAAAGCATCGTCGGCACGGCCATCGACGAGGCCGTCACCTTCATCGCCGACGAGATCGCCGACCGCCGCATCAAATCGCAGCGGTACTTCAACGGCGAGGTCGATATCGGCGAGGAAGAGGGCCGCAGTACCGTCGTTGCCACAAAATGCCGCGACACCGTGCGTGCCGTGAAGCCGTCGATCCAGCGCGTGTTCATGACGTCCGAGCGCCCGGTGGAGTTCATCCCCAGCGGCCCGGAAGACGTGGCCAGCATGGAGCAGGCGAGCATCTACGCCGCCGCCAAGTTCCGCCAGAACAACGGCTTCCAGATCCTGCGCGACGTCACCCACGACGCGCTGGTGAGCATCACTGGCTTCACCAAGGCCTACTGGGCCGAGTACGACAACCCCAAGGTCTACGACTTCACCGATCTGGACGAGGCGCAGTATCAGGCCATCGTGGCTTCTCCGGGTGCCCAGATCGTGAGCGTCGAGCAGAGGCCAGACGAAGAGACCATCCGCATGATGCAGGAGCAGGTTGACGCGGCTCAGGCTCAGGCACAGCAGGCCGCCGCTATGGGCCAGCAGATCGATCCATCGCAGCTTCCGCAGATGCCAGCCGAACTGCCCCAGCTTTACGACGTGCGCGTCATCCGACGCAACCCGGCGGGCAAGCTGTGCATCGACACGATCCCGCCCGAAGACTTCTTCGTTGACCGCAACGCTCGCGGCGACGACGATTTCTACGTCATCGGCCACCGCACCGAGATGCGCGCAGCCGACGTCATCGCTATGGGCATCGACGAAGACAAGGTCATGGAACTGGACAACGGCTCGACCGTTGACCTGCGCGATCAGGAAGAGGAAGAGCGCCGCCGTTACCCCATCCAGCGCGATGAGGACGAGAACGCCGAAGACCCGTCCATGAAGAAGGTCATGGTCTCGGAGGCCTACATGCGCGTGGACGTGGACGGCACGGGCATGCCTGTGCTGCACAAGTTCCTCATGGGCGGCACCGCGAACCGCCTGCTGTCCTATGAGCCTGTGGATGACCACCCCTTCGCTGGCTGGCACATCGACCCCGAGCCGCACACCTACTTTGGTCGTAGCCTCGTCGAGATCATTGAGCCTGACCAAGACGCAGCGACGGCTGTGACGCGTGGCATACTCGACAACGTGATGATGACCAACAACCCGCGCGTCGAGGCCGTCAAGGGCCAAGTCGAGATGGATGACCTCCTGAACAACGAGATCGGTGCCGTCGTGCGCGTCAACCAGCCGGGCATGCTGCGCGATCTGGCTGTCCCCTTCGTCGCTGGCCAGACCCTGCCCGCGCTGCAGTATATCGACCAGATGGTTGAGATGAAGACGGGCGTCACCCGCGCCAGCATGGGCCTCGACCCCGACGCCCTGCAATCGACCACCAGAGCCGCCGTGACGGCCACGGTGAGCGCCGCTGCGGGCCAAGTCGAGGTGATGGTGTCCAACCTCGCCTACACGGGCATGCGCCGCCTCTTCCAGCAGATCCTGAAGCTGATGGCCAAGCACAGCACCAAGGCCGAGATGATGCGGATCAACGGCACCTACGTCCCGATGGACCCGCGCGTGTGGGACACCGAGTTGGACGCGACCGTCAACGTCGGCCTCGGCACTGGCAAGGAGGAGCAAAAGACGGCCATGCTGGGTCAGGTCATGCAGATCCAATTGCAAGCCATCGGCACCTACGGCCCGGCCAACCCGCTGGCTGGCATCGCGCAGTTCCGCAACACGCTGGCCGACATGCTGACCACCAACGGCATCCACAACGTGGACCGCTACTTCCTGCCCATCCAGCCAGCGCAGCCGCAGCAGCCCACCCCCGGCGAGCAGCAACAGCAACCCCAGAGCGACCCGGCGCAGGCTATGGTGGCCGCCGAGCAGATCAAGGCTCAGGCCAAGCTGCAGTCCGACGCGCAGCGCATGCAGCTTGAGTTTATGAAGGCTCAGATGCAGGACGACCGCGAGCGTGACCGCATGCTGCAGGATCTGGAAATCGCAATGGCCCAAATCTCGGCCAAGTACGGCATGGCCATCGACACGGCTGCCATCAAGGCACAGCAGGCGACCACGCAGGCCATGATGCAGCCGCAGCAACCATCAATGCAACCGCAGCAAGGCATACCTAGCGGAGGCCCGATCTAATGGACACCGTGCAGCGCGCTGCCAGAGCAAAGGCCCTCTTGGAAGACCCCCTTCTCAAAGAGGCCTTTGATGTGTTAGAAAATGCACAGATCGGCTTGTTCACCACTCAGGTGTGCGATGCCGAACAACTCATGGAGGCGCACCGAATGGTTCGGTCGCTGCGGATGCTCAAGGACCAACTGACCTCGTTCATAGTGGACGGGAAGATGCTTGAGCGGCGCGAAGAGAAGAGGAAGCAGCACCGTGGATGACACGACTGCACTTGAGAGCGGAAGCATCGATGCCGTGGCGGCCAGCCTGATTGACGGGCCGACGCAAGAAGATGAACAGCCAGAAGATCTGGGGCAGTCCGATCAGGACGACGCGCAAACCCAGACCGACGGCGACGAGGCGGAGGCCGCTGAGGCTTACGCAGACGAGGACGAAGGCGCAGACGAAAGCGACACGGACGTCGAAGAGGACGAGCCAGCCGAGCAGCTATACACCGTGAAGGTGGATGGCCGCGACCAGAAGGTTCCCCTTACCGAACTACTCCGGGGCTATGCGGGACAAGCCTACATCCAGAAGGGCATGAAAGAAGTCGCAACGATCCGGCAACAGTTCGCGGCGGCGGAGCAGGCCCTGATAAATGAGCGGCAGCAGATCGCACAATTCGCGCAGGCGGTGCAGACGGGACAAGTGCCCATGCGACCGCCAGAACCTCCGAGCGAGGAACTGCTATCCAGAGACCCGATTGGCTACCTTGAAGCACGCGTGAAGTACGACAAGGAAGTCGCGGCATTCCAGCAGGGCCAGTACGCCATGCAGGAGATGTCGGCCCGCCAAGCTAAGGCGCAGGAGCAGGCACACCTAGCCTCCCTTGCGGAAGAGCATCAGCGGCTGGCTCAGGCGATCCCGGCCTTCGCAAAGCCCGAAACGGCGGCAAAGGTAAAGCAGGATCTCCTGAAGGCAGGTCAAGAGGTCTACGGCTTTGAACTCGACGAACTGCGCTCGGTCGCTGACCACCGCATGCTTCGCGTCCTACATGATGCCGCCCAGTACAAGCGGCTAATGGCAGGCAAGGCCACTGAACGGCAGCCCTCGCAGGCACCCAAGACGCCAGTCATCAAGCCGGGCGTCAAGGCTGCACCGCAGGCGAGTAAGCGGGTTAAGAGCGAGCAGGCTAAGGCTCAGATGAAGCGCAGCGGAAGCGTCGACGATGTCGCACGTTTCCTCCTGATGTAACCCCAAATGAAGGATCACAGCTATGGGCGTGAACGCAAACACTGAAAAGACCTACGACGTCACCACGATCCGCGAGGATCTGCAGGACGCCTTTATCTCCATCTCCCCGATGGAAGTCCCGTTCCAATCGGCCATCGGTCGCAAGACCGCCTCGAACACCTATTTCGAGTGGACCGAAGTCGATCTGGCCTCCCCGACTGCAAACCGCGTGAAGGAAGGCGAAGCTGCCCCCGCCAACGACGCGCCGACCAATGGAAAGCGACTGGGCAACTACACGCAGCTCAGCGACAAGGTCGTCGAGGTCAGTTCGACGGCCAACGCAGTGAACGGCGCTGGCGACATCCAGACCATCGCAAAGCAGATCGCCTTCAAACTGAAGGAACTGAAGCGCGACATGGAAGTCATGCTGCTCTCGAACATCGCTGCCGACGCTGGCGGCGCTGACGAGGCCCGCATCACCGCTGGTTTGCCCGCGTTTCTCCGCACCAACGTTGACCGCTCGACGGGCACCGTTGACGGCGCAAACCCGACCCTGTCCGGCACCACCGCTGGCTACCCGAACGCAGCAGCCACCGACGGTTCGGTGCGTGCGCTGACCGAAGACATGCTGAAGTCGGTC